GCTGGTGATCGGGGCCGGAATGACCGAGTGGAAGACATCCTTGTGGAACACAATGGAGACTTCGTACTGAGCCAACTCATAGGCCGGATTGACGATCCACTCAGTGTTACCGCCCGAGGTGGCCTTAACATACGGAGGAACTTCCGTATAGGTGCCGCCGAAGTAGGTGTACCGGGGCATAAAATCATCGATCAGATGATAAAAGCCTTTGTAGGTACGCTCAACACCGAGGGGAGCGAGCAGATCGTTAGCTTTGGTGCTGTAGCGATAATCTTCACGGTCAGCCGCCAGATTGCGGATGAGGTCGAAAGAAGTTTCGCTGGAGCAGACCAGACCGAACACCGGAGTGCCGTTTTCGCGGCCGAGCGGATCGTTGCCAGCGCCGTCACGGATGAGGCGCATGCGGATCTTTTCAAGAATCGGCTGAACAAGCTTCGAGGTAGGCTCAGCAGCGGGGAAGCTGGCGGTGCCAGAGGTCATCGAAGAGTTGGCCAGAATCTTGTTGTTCGACAAGCGAAGATACTCGTCACGATACCGCGTCTGCCAAGCCCACGAGGTATTCTCCGTAAGGATACGGAAGATATTGCTCAGCTGGTCTTTGCGGCGGAACGAGAAACGAAGGTCGTTGACGCAAATCGGGGGCGACTCAATAGCAGTCTGCTTCAGATTGTAGCTAACGAGCTTGTTGTAGAACTTGACTTGGGTAGCCGTAGGCACGCAAGTTCCACCGTTTCCGGTGTTGTCATTGAAACCGACCGAATTCCACGTAAGACGTGCATCGGCGCTTTCGGGCAACGAGCGGGAATAAGTCAAAACCGAGATATCGGTACCCATTTCATCGGGCCACGTATCTTGTTTGACCAACTTCAACCACGGGGACGTGTTCAAAGTTTTGTTGTAAATGTCGGGGCCGATGCGTCCGCTTTCCGCAGCCAGCCACGAGTCGATGGTATATGCCATAATAAATCCTCCTAGGATAATTAAGGTTGTGGATAAATCTTGCTACACTTCACACGAAGTATTGCTTTTTCTATCCGGTTTAGTTTTTCGATCTCACGTGAGCCAACGTGAGAAGATGCGATGTTACTCACACCCCCTTTTAGCTCTGACTGGTTTTTAGAACGGAAATTAGCTCCGAGCGGGCTTTGGTAGTTTTAGTTCTATACCAACGAACAATGGCAAATTAACAATAGCCAAAAAAGAGTCAATAGAAAAATCATCCCAAAGAGAATCTTTTTTCAATAGCGTCCAAGAAGCCACCCGGTTCCTGTTTCTGATTAGAGGTGTCAGTATTACCTCCAACCTTGGGAGTTGCTTTTTTGTACTTGCCCAGAGCCTTCTCGGTCTCGGCCAGTTTGTCGACAACCTCAGTGTATTTCTTCACCAGATGCGGGAGAGCCACGCCTGCGTAAACTGCATACGCACGTTCCTCGGGCACAGAGTCAAGTAGGTCAGCTTCATTAGCTGCCGACTTCAACTCTCTGATAACCTCCTCGCCCAAAGACTGGATGACGGGATTTCCCTCAAAAGTCTGAGACCAAGTTTCATTGGCAATCTTTACCGTTTCTTGCTTGTAACGCTTCTCGGCTTCGGCCTCTTCAAGCTTTTGCTTTTCCGTCATCTCAGCCATGGCTTTGGCTGCATTCTCTTTCAAATAGTCACGTCTGCGAGAAACTTCGGCCAGATCATCTGCCATACGATAGAGGCGAACCCGATCACGTTCGCTGAAGTCTGCAGCAATCTCAGTAAGGGCATCCGAGGCATCCCCCGTACTCTCTTGTCGGAGAGCGTCCACCAACTTCCTCGGGGTAACTTCATATTTATCCGCCAGCGAAATGGCCGAGTCCAGAATAGCTTGTGTCGGCTGGAGCACGGCTTCTTTGAACTGCGGAGACGCTTCTATCCTAGATACGGCAATCTCACGTTCATACTCCTCCACCTTACTGCGCAAATCTGCCAACTGCGAGGTGGTCTCCTCCGAGTTTCCGACTTCCGAGAGTTTGGCTTCGCGCTCAGCCAACACTTTCTCCATCTCGGCCACCTTGGATTTGTAGGTTTTCAGTTCAGTCTTAAGCTGTTTGAATTTGGCTCCGGCCGAGCCCGTCATAGACTTCGTGTCCTCATCATCGTCCGACTCTTTCGAATCTTCAGTAGATTCTTCTTGCTCAGTCTTTTCTTCCGAATCGGTTTCAGTCTCGGTGTCCTGAGATTCTTGCTCCTCGGTCGAGGATTCTTCCTGTTTTTCCCACGGGGCTACCTCCTGACCCTTCTCAAAACTACTCAACTTGCCGTCAAGCCATGACGCAAAGTCTCCGGATTGGGGGTTGTCTACGCTGGACGAAGGGGTCTCCGCCGTCATAGCTGGAATTGGATCTGCCGCAGGAGCGGAAGAATTGCTGGTTTCGTTTGATGTATTCGAGGTATTTTCTGTACTCATAAATTATTGGATGTTGCCCCAAGGTTCGGGAAGTTGTTTGCGAGGATCGGGAGGATCTTCGGTAAGTTTGACTAGAGAGCGTTTAAAGTCGAAATAGCCAGAGTTCCGTGCGTGTTGCAGAGCGGAAGAAACCATGGGGTCGCCCGCTTGTGGTACAACATATTTCGGTAGATTACTCTGAGTGAGAAGCTCCAATGCTTCGCGCATTGGTGAAGTGTTCAGTGTTTTCCGGAGCAACATACGAAGCTCTGGATCCTCGTGCCATTCTTTAAGTGTCATACTACCAAGCTTTACAAGACCAATATGCTGCAGAGAGTTTGCTGTGGCTCTTGGTATCGCATCCGTGGCGGGCGCGAAAGGATTTTCTCCGTTCTGGAATGTTTTTCTTAATGGTCATGTTCGGGTCGCCAAACATGATTGATTTTGTCTTACCGCCTTGAGAAGCAAGAACTTTGAACTTCTTACGTCCATATCCCGGTTCACCTTTTTGGATGCGGCGAGGCTTGTTAACTTGCATGTTAAATAGCTGGTTGTTTGGCAATCTTGCTGGCCACTTCGGCGTCACGCAAGGCCAATTTTTGCTGAACTTCGGCCAGCCGCAAGTTCAAACGCATCTGATGAGTCTCCTGCATCATCTGCAATTTGGCTTGATGCTCTTGGAGTTTCTGTTGGAGCTTGTCAGCATAATCGGCTTGTTGCTCGGCAGCAGCGGATTCAGCGCCGGGAGCACTCTGAGCCGCTTGCTGTTCACGCAGTTTTTGGACCCGTTTGACTCCGTTGTTGACGATTTCACCGAACTGCTGCAGAGACTGACGCAGGGCCGCACCCGCTTCGGGGATGGTGATATCCTTAGAAACCTCTTCTACGTGGATGGTGACGTGACCGTACAGATTAACCAAAAAGTCGATAACTTGCTCGACGGGAATCTGACCAGCGTCGACTGCTTGGGCAATTTGACCGATAGCGGCCAAGTGAACCTTGGCGTGTTCGAGGTGATTCTCGTTAGGTAGGACCTGAACTTGGTTTCCAGAACGCATGTCACCGTTCTCAAGTTCGGCGATTTTCACATCGATGACGGGTCGTGCGTCAGCATCGGGGGCCGGGGTATACCGATCCGCCAAGTCGTAACCGAAACGAGCGGCGACACGGTCACGTTGAGCGGCTTTGCGCCCGTACTCATCGAAACCGGGCATGAGTTCCATCAACTCATTGGTGGCGAGCAACCTAGCGGCTTCCGAACCAGCGCCGATAGCACGAATTGGTCGAACCGAATTGATGTCGATTCCCATAATCGCTTCGATAGGCACACCGCGCAACGCGCAGCGATTGTAGAAATCTTGAACTTCCCGACCTCCGGGCTCATCCGACAGATATCCTCCGCGAACGAAACGGCGCACTGTTTCCTTGAGTACTCGGCCCCAAGGTTCGTAGAACAGGTTAAGAGAGGCGGTAGACAGCCGAGCTTGGTTGGAGAGGATGGCTTGCGTCTCCAGCTTGGTCTTTTCCCGTGTGTCAGAGATAGCGGTAGAAGAATCGTAGCCAGCGGTTTTACCCTGCATCTGGGCTGCGAGATCCTGCAGGAACGGCATAGCAGATTTGCTAACGTCAGGCATCGCGTTCGGGACCACGTTAATCATGTCGGGAGCCAAGACCGAGTACGGCCCATAGTAGGTGAAGTTCAAGTCTTCGAGAGCCTGTTCCGACTGGGGCTGGAGCAACAGAGTGGAACTCAACATAGCGCCGTCAGCCATTTGGCAGCGGAGGCGATTGCTGAGTTGGATCTGCGGAAAAATTTTATATCCGAGTCCGCGAATAGAATGATAGTACCCATTGGTTCCGATACCGTAGGGGAAGAACACGAACGCGCTGTTAATGTGATCGTACAGGTTACGTTTGATACACAAGAAATCCTCGGCCTCGTTATTCTCCGTTGTCATGTAATAGGAGACGGTTCCGTCGAATTCCTTGACCCATGCATGGATTACTTTGACCTCGGAAGCGTTGGCCGTACCCGTGAATAGATCGTTGTTTTTCAACTCGATCTGCAACTTCTCCCATTCGGTATACGTGCCCAAGGAACCGTTAGCAGCCTTGATCAAGGCCTTGCGAACTTCCTCAACGTTCCAACCCATGTCGGAGGCCGCTTCGGCGTCTTCAATGAATCGATACAGCTGGTGTGCTTGATAGGATCTGACGCAGACGGCGACCTCAATTTCATCTTCACACGCAAGAGTCTTTCGCGGAATCAAGAAGTCCCCGAACATCGAAACACGCCACCGCCAATCGATGTTGTCCTCCCAGTAGGCAATACCCACTCCATGGGTAACGAAATACTGGCATAGGAGGAGGTAGTTAAAGTTGAACTGCGGCCACGAACGAATGGCGCGGGTTATCTCCTCGGCGATAATGTTCGAGTACTCCAGACGGGTCTTGGTGTCACCGAAGTCAGTTTTCAGGGATAGGAGATGCTCAACAGAGTGGATGATATCGACGTAACCGGACATCGCGCTCTCCAAGATGGTCGACGCCTCATCAAAGTTTACGTTACAGCGGTATGACTGACCGCTGGCCATGAGATCCACGTCACTGTACGGAGGAACTCCGTCGAACATGGCCTGTACTTCAGCACGATTTTTAGAGGATTTATCGTCCGCATCCTTCAACTTGCGGTAAATCTCGTGCAGGGACTTGGAGTCTTTTACACGACTACGGGGCGCACCACTTTCGGATACGTTTTGAAGGAGGGTGTCGTTCATTCGAGATTGCTGTTATTCTTAGATTTCTTCATCCGCTTACCGGAGGAATACTTTTTCTTGATACTTAATTTCGCGGTTTCTACCACATCCCCCTCAATAGGGGAAGATTTAGTTTCAACTTTATTACCACCTAGCTCAGACAAAAGCAACCTTGCCAAGGAAAGATCTTTACAGCCGTGCAGGACTGCCGCATCGGGTGAGAGGGGCTTATTGGTGTGCAGGTCTACGTGAGGCATGTCGAAGTTGTCGCACACAATCTCACCCCTCTCTCTGCGATAATTACAGGTTTTCCAGTTATGCTGGATAAGCGTGGTGTCTGTCAGTCCTGCTCTCAAAACCTCCCATTGAATCCAGACATCGAACGCCACGCCCTCCTCATACCGCCAAAGATCACAGTGTTTAGTGAAGTCCTTGGGGTAAATACCCGTACCTGCCATATGGGCTCCTTTGACGATCAGTCTATTATTTTGATCTACGTAGTACGTTGCATGCTTCGCACCCATGAACACGGCGTGTGCGGCATTGTATTCTTTCTGCAGGGCGTCAAGCCAACCACGTTTAGTCGGAGTGTTATCCAGTTCAAACCAATACCAAGGCTGTTCGACTCCCGCGCCTGCGTACAGATAACTTATCGTATTGCGAAAATACGCGTTTGGTCCGAGGGGCCAACCCTTCGCTAGACATTGAAAAACGTGTGTCGAGGTATTGCGGAACTGGCCCTTCAACTTGGAGTACAAGTCATTGACCAGAGGCTCGCAGTCCGTGGACCCCACAACCAAAAGATCGTGGTTTGGGCAACCACCTAGTTTGACAATCAACTCCGAGATTGGGTCGATCATCTGCTCGTCAGCCTCGCTGACGGGAACGATGAGTAACATGTGCTATTTGTTGAGTTTGGAGAGTGTCATAGCCAAGCGAGCCCGCTTAGCAGTAATCCCGGATCCTTTGGCCGCTTCTTTAAGTTTTCCTTTTGGGATCTTCTCCCCCTTTTTAACGCCCATAGTTTCACGAAGGGCTCCGGGTTTCTTGATTGCGCCTTGAATCCACTTCTCTTTCGCCTGTTTTAATTTAGTAGCCATAATTTAGTGTCTTACCAGCTTTCTTGTTAAGGTCAACTTTTTTGAACCATTTCTGATAACCGGGATTTTGTTGGTATGGGTTATCGGGAATTCTGTCGACTGCGGTTAGATTATGCCTTACGCGGCATAGTTCAATCAAAATAAACGCCGCATCTGAAATATCTGGAGACTTACCGATACGGGCCTTCATATCGGTCTTCGTCTCCACACGGATTCGCATACTCAATCCCTTTTCGGTAGTGTACTGGCGCTCCGTCATCTCGCGCACCAATTCTCTAGAGATGCCAAATAATTGCTTGTTTCGTATCAATTCTTTGCCAGTCCACCAAAGTTCACTGACCCGATTGGCGTAGCGTTCGTGACCGGGAGCCCTATCGGTCAGGGATACGGCCTTCTCACTGGCCTTGCCCCCGAACTGCACCCGTAGAGCCTTTCGGGACCACAACGCGTCCACAACGTCACCAAAAGGTGCGCCGCCGCCGCTCGCGTCATAGGCAGCGTTAACCGGGGTCACGCCCCAAGCCTCACATTTATCCTTGAACTGTCGGGCTATCTGGAAAGCTCTGGGTTCGTCTTTGTTGGTGACATCCTCGCGAAGTTCTTCGTAGTGGTCGAAGCAGATCACTCTGCGTCCAGTGGTGTCTACGCCGACAAACCCGAAATACAGGATGCTGCGGTCCCCGTTGGCACTGAAAGAAGGGTCCAATGCCGCGACCTTGGTGGGGGTATTCAGCCACTCGACGCGTTTGTCGGCCCCGTACTTAATGATGTCGGACTCGCTGTAGATCGAAGTATCCGATCCGGTTGGGCACCAGAACCCGCGATACATGCGCCAGTAGCCGGGACTGTTCTCTCCCAACTTACTTGCACTTTCTGCAAGGTTTTGTGGAGTGATCATCCAAGGATACACCACGTGGCCTGCGACAATGTTAGGCGATTTGTGGGCGTCGAAGTGCAGGCAATGGCCGCGCTCTGTCTCCCACTCTTCGTCTTCGACAGTGATACTACCCCAACCATCTCTTGGCGTGGAGAACTGTCCGAACGGGTCGTAGTAGGATGCGGGGTTGCCGATACCGATCAGCTGAAAATACGGGTTGTTGGACAGGTTGGTGTACGCAGCTTCAAGGATAGACTCGCCCAATTCTGGCAACTCGTCGGCGATAAAAATGACTCGCTGTTGCTTGATACCAACCAACTTGCCCACTGCTTCGCGTTCCTTTTTCCTCTCGGCCGCGACCAGTGCGATGCCGCAACGATCGCCGTATTTGGTGTCAGATCCATCGTCCATGCGGATCATGCCGACCGAATCCACGAGCTTCCCCGGAAGCCCCGGAACGGCACGCCACAAGTCGGTAATGGCACCCCAAATACGTTTTCTTGATTCCTTTAGGCTGGTTGATGTGACGATAACAAGCGTGGCCCAAGGCTTCATCAGGAAATTCACAATGGCCCAGAGTGCGTAGGCTTGTGACTTGCCGGATGAAGCGCAACCTGCAACGGCCAAATACTGGTGTTCGAAAGCCGCTTCAACCATGCGTTCTAGCCAAGGCGTCCACTCTATACGCATCTTCGAGTCGGGGTGATTCCACAGCAAATCGACAACCTGTTTGAAATGGTGGAGCTTTCCGGGAGACTGCGGAGGTGGGTCATTCAGACAACTCAACTCCAAGGTCACTAGCGTTAGGTCGGCGGGGAACTCCTTCCCGTAAACCATGACTGTCTTGTTATTCTTGGACATGTTTAAAAAAGTTTTTGACAGCGGCGAGATGACGCGTCAATCTTGGCGCACACAACCTCAAACACATGAAGCAGACTCAAACACTGAAGTGGCCTCGCGTCCACAAATCGCGCTACGGAAAAGTCACTGTCTATCGACAAGTCAAGAACGGTGGCGACATGTTTACCCTCTCGTGGTACGTGGGTGAAAAACGCATTCGAGAGACCACGACAGATCGCATCGACGCCGAAGAACGGGCTCAAGAAATTATGACAATGTTTCGTGCGGGCAACCCGCCGAAAGAACCGCGTAGACGCGAGGCTAAGTCCAAAAAATCTTGGGGTCATGTTATCGGTGACGTGCCTTTGGAAGAAGTGGTCAAGTACTATGCCCAAACCCACAGTTTACTGCCGTCAATCACGGTCGACAAAGTATGTACGCAATACTTGGCGGTCAAGGCCAATTTCGGAATCGGTTCCAGATATCGTCAAACCCTGTCACAAAATCTACGTAGATTTTGTTACAAATTCGGCGATGAAAACATAACGTCGATCACTAGCGGAGGTGTCAACGACTACCTGCTCGGGATGGCGGATTTGAGGACGCGATTTAATCACAGAGCCAGCCTCCGTGGCCTCTTCAAATGGGCGAAAAGCCAAAACTTTATACACAAATCCTGTGTAGAGGAGACCGAGAATCCCAAATTCAAACTGAAAACACCCGAACTGTTCACTGCAGAAGAACTGGAGAGACTGGTGGGAGTCGCGGATGACAAGTCCCTACCCATGCTTATTGCCGGAGCCTACGCTGGTTTACGCATGTCAGAGATTGAGCGAGTCAAGTGGAGCGATATCAACTGGGAAGAACGTGCCTTCATCCTTGGGCCGGAACTCACCAAAACCAACCGAAGCAGGGTGGCTTATTTCCCCGAGTCGGTAGCGGACAAACTCCGAAATCTGGCCGTTCTAGCTAGGCTGAAAGACCGTACGAAACTGCTGCAAGATACCTGTACCCACCATATCGCCCAGTTAACCAAGGTCTCCGGAGTGGAGTGGAAGAAAAATGGTTTGCGTAAGACTTACATATCGTGTCGAATTGCCCTGACACGAAACGCTGCCGAAGTGGCCGAACAATGCGGAAACTCCCCGACAGTCATTCAACAAAACTACAAGGGCTTGGTAACCAAGTCGGAAGCAGAATCGTGGTTCAACGTGATTAAATCAAATGATACTAGCAATTGATCCGGGAAAATCTGGAGCCCTCGTAACGGGCCGAACTTTAGACGATCCCCATACGTTCAACATGCCAGATACCCTAGGGGATTTGGTGCAACTGTTTCGGAGAATCGTGCATGTCACGGACTGCGTGGTTTATTTGGAAAAAGTTGGCGGCTACGCGGGAGGTCGGGGTGCCCCCGGATCGGCGATGTTTAACTTCGGACAGAACTACGGACATCTCGAAGCTATCGCCCATACGCTCGGCCTAGAAGTCCGACACGTTACACCGCAAAAATGGCAGAAAGCCTTGGCGTTGGGTACATCCAACGGGCGATCAAAGACGGAGTGGAAGAATCATCTCAAGGCGAAAGCACAGATGCTCTATCCGAACCACAAAGTAACTTTAGCGAACGCGGACGCGCTGTTGATCTTCCACGCAGCAAAACGCGGACTTATCTGAATTTAACACATGGAGAACAGACGGGCATCAATAAGGGACTGGAGGTCCCGCGCAATGTCGACGGTCTGCCGTGTGCGCGACTCCGCGCTATTGGGGGTAACCACTCTGTGATTACTACGCGTGGGGTCGCAAACTTTTTATGGCAAACAACGACATAACTCAGGCAGGCAAGGGCGATTCGCCGCGTCCAGTCAATGGCGATCGTTACCGAGATAACTACGACTTCATCTTCCGCAAGAAATACCCTGACTGGATTTGCGGATCCTGTGGCCGAGTCCACGGTAAACGTCCGGAAGGCAATCCCTACGGAGCGACCTACCACATCGGAAAGTGCGACATTTGCGGTGAGGAGCGCGAGGTGACCGAACCTCGGGACTACGGTCATTTGAAGGAAGGGTGGGAGGTATAAAAACCCTCTACCCAGTTCAAGACCTGCACGTACAGAATCTCTGTACGGTTTTGACGCTGAACAATGCGGCATTGGACTCCAGTGACACCGGGACGGGTAAAACGGTATGCGCAGTCGAAGCTACCAAGGCTCTTGGTAAGAAAGCCTTCGTCATCTGTCCGAAAATCGTCATCCCTTCGTGGGAAAAAACGCTTCACGAACAGGGTGCATCGTCAATTGGCGTCATCAACTACGAAAAACTCCGTACAGGGCGCACGAGGTTCGGGCATTGGTCCAGCAAGAACTTCATCTTCACCATACCGGACGATGCATTGATCATTTGGGACGAAGCTCATCGCTGCCAAGGGATGTGGAGCAAGAACGCCAAGATGATGATCTCGGCGAAAAAGTGGCAAAACCTGCTTCTCTCGGCTTCGGCATGCGAAGACCCGACCGAGATGAGGGCAAGTGGGTTCCTGCTGGGCCTGCACTGCCTGTCCAATTTCTACAACTGGGCCAAAGCGCGTGGCTGCTACATCAATCCGTGGGGCGCGCTTGAGTTCAAACAAAACGAGCGTTGGGCTCTAGATACCATAAACCAAGAACTTTACCCAAAACGGGGCGATCGGATGACTCGTGCTGATCTCAAAGAATTTTTCAAAGAGACACGAATTGTCACCGATCCCATTGACTTCGGGGACTCGGGCAAGATTCAAAAAATTTATGACGAAATGGACGCAGAACTCACAGTCCTTGAGCAAAAAGCCCAAGGGGACAGCAAAAACAAAGCCGCGCAAAAGCTCGTCGCGCAACTCCGCGCAAGACAAGCGGTCGAACTTGCAAAAGTACCTGCAACGGTTGAAATCATCGAAGACGAAATCCACGCGGGGAATTCAGTGGCCGTCTTCCTCAACTTTGATGCTACGCTTGAAGCGATTGGGCAACGCCTCAAAATCCCCTACGAAGTCATCAAAGGCGGTCAAAAAGCGGAAGACCGAGAAAAAGCAGTGGAAAACTTTTGCGGAGACAGAACACACGTTATCCTATGCAACATTGCCGCTGGAGGACTGGGAGTGTCGCTCCACGATGTACATGGGAATCGCCCGCGCACGTCCCTTATTTCACCAACGTACAACGCCAAAGACATGCTCCAAACCATCGGACGAGTAGACCGAGCGGGGGCGAAGACGGATAGCGTGCAGCGCATACTGTTTGCCGCTGGGACTGTCGAGGAGAAAGTTGAAACGAGCGTTCGAGCGAAATTAAAAAATATTTCCGATCTGCATGAAAAAGCATTGACGGAACACGAAGCCCCTAGTATCAATAGCACACACATGAATCAGACAACGACACCAGCGCCCGCTGAAAAACTTCACGCAGAGCACGGGCCTTCGAGCCTCAAGTACAAAGAAATTTGCCCCAGCTGGCGCAACCGCGACACGAAGAACTGGGCCTCCGAAAAAGGAGATCGTATCCACGAAGCGATGGAGTTCGATGACCCATCCAAGTGCGCCAACGACGATGAGCGCGGCATCTACGAGGCATTGCAGACTTACGTGGCCCAAATTACCAAGGGCAAAAAAATTTCCCGCGATCACCGCGAAGTGAAAGTCGACATCGACTTGGGGCAGGGCCGTTCGACGTTCGGCACCTGCGACAGATTCTTTGTTTACGATGGCGACTGTGCGGACGCGATCGACTACAAAACAGGTTTTGGTGCCATTGATGACGCGGAGATAAACATCCAAGGTCAAGCGTACGTTCTGGGGTTGTTTCAAAAGTTCCCCCATATCAATGAGATCACCATGTATTTTCTCGTGCCAGCGCGGGACGAGGCATCAATGCACACGTACAAGAGATCAGATGTGGGTGGGATCAAGTTGCGTGTGTCTACGGTAATCGAACGCGCCGAAGTTGGCGGCGTGTTCAATCCTCAAGCAGGGGTGTGCGATTATTGTGGGAATCAAGCACGCTGCCCCGCGCTGGCCGAGAAAGCTCTTCTCATTGCGAAACGATACGACACGGAAGGTCTGGTAATTCCCGAATCGGTTCGGGGTTCCGAACAAGACGATCCCAAAAAAGTCTCCGATCTTCTGACTCTGGTCCCGATCATCGAATCGTGGGCGACTGGGGTCCGTAAACGGGCTACTGAAATGGCTGTGGATCAGGGAGTCGAACTTCCGGGGTTCAAGGTCATTGAAATGACCAAGCCGAGAACTATTACAAGTGCGCTAGGCGC